GGTGGAAGACCAACCCGGCCGCGGAGAACATCAACAACCTCCCCGCCGGCTACTACCAGCAGATGCTGCCGGGCAAGAACCTGGACTGGATCCGGTGCTATGCCGCGGGCCAGTACACCTACGTCCAGGAAGGCAGACCCGTCTGGCCCGAGTACGACGACGCCACCATGAGCGGTGAGACTGAGGTCGAGCCTGGTGTACCCATCCAGGTGGGCCTCGACTTTGGTCTCACCCCTGCAGCCACCATCGGCCAGAGACTCCCCAACGGCCGCTGGCTGATCCACCACGAGATCGTGACCTTCGACATGGGCCTCGAGCGGTTCGGCTTGCAGCTGCTCGCAGAGCTCAACCAACGATACCCCAACCACCAGGTCATGCTCTGGGGGGATCCCGCCGGTATGGCAAGGGACGCGATCTATGAGGTCACGTCCTTTGACTTCCTGCGCACCCTGGGACTGAAGGCGCAACCCACTGCCAGCAACGACTTCAAGGTGAGACGAGAGGCCGCTGCAAGCCCCATGCAGAGGCTGGTAATGGGTAAGCCTGGGCTGATCGTCAATCGCTCCTGCAAGCTCCTCAGAAAGGCTCTGGGAGGCGGTTATCACTTCAAGCGCATCAGCATCGGTGCCGGCCAGGAACGGTTCAGAGACGCACCCAACAAGAACGAGCACTCGCACATTGGCGACAGCTTCGGCTACCTGATGCTGGGTGGCGGCGAGTACAACCGGATGGTGCGGAAAAGCAACATGGCCGGTGCTCCGATGGTTCATCAGACCACTGCCAGTGCGGACTTTGACGTGTTTGCTTGACAGCCTGCGGAGCGTTTGGCTACTGTACGCAGCGTGTCGGCCTGGTAAACCGATACAGCACACGCCTGCGATTATCCGAACCCTCATGGGGGCGGGCTTCGTCAAAGCACTTGGAAGGTGGCGTGACCAACCAAGTAGCGGCAAACCAAGCCTAAAGCCTTTCCCCATGAGGGTTTTTGTTTTGCCGTAACCCGTACTCCGCACGGAGCAAGAGCCCAACCCGGCTGCGCGGAAGAAAAGGGTAGCGGTAAGGAGGTCGCATAAGACCTGCCCGGTGCAAATCCGTAAGAGTCCGCCGACTGGCCGTATCCCCTAAGTCGAGGGCGCAGCGCAAGCTGGCATGTGGGGATGCCCTACGGGGCCCTGGAGCCTGCCTCTTACTTCACGTCTGTGGGGTAGGGGGCCTTTGCCTGGAACCTCCTCAAGGAGTCCTGAATATGCCCCAGGTGCGCTACAAGGTGCCCATCAAGAAGAGCAAGCTGCACGCTTACACCAAGAGCCGACTCGGACATTTATTCGAGCGGCATGCCAGCATCTATGAACTGACCTGCAGGGCCCTGGCCAAGGACGGGTTTCCGAGGCCGCCTGGTGCGTCCTGTCGAGGCTGGGTGATTCGCAACCTGCATGTCGTGCATGCCTTCCACGCGAGGATCGTGCGCGACAAGTCTGACGAGTGGGTGCACAGCGTCACAACTAAGCCGCAGAGCAAGACTGACCCCAAGACAGACGCTTTCCTCGACACTTTTGAGTGGCGGCAGCTGCGGATGCTGGCCATCAAGAAGTACGGTGCTAGGTGTATGTGCTGCGGCGCGACGCCGGCCGACGGTATCACCATCAACGTCGACCACATAAAACCCCGAAAGCACTACCCTCATCTCGCCCTGGACATAGACAACCTGCAGATCCTTTGCCACCCCTGCAACCACGGCAAGGGGAACTGGGACAGAACGGACTGGCGATCCACCAATACCACGTCGGTATCACCGTCTTCCTGACCTGTCCAACATCCAATAGAATGGTCTGCATGATCGACATAGATCTGCAGATCAGGCATCACTTCTCAGCTGGGTTGTATGCGAGACAGATGATGCTGCCGCGGGGTCACTTTGCGGTGACCCACGCGCATCACTATGACCACCTGTCGATACTGGCGAGTGGTGAGGTGACGGTCGAGGCAGACGGTGTCGAGAGGCGATACACAGCGCCGGCCGTGATCACGATACCAGCTGGAGTGCATCACCGGATCGAGGCGCTCGAGGACGCGGTTTGGTTCTGTGTTCACGCAACGAGTGAGACAGAACTGGATCGGATAGATGAAGTGCTGGTCAGGAGCGACTAATGCCATTCTTGATTGCTGGAGCGATTCTTCTGGGGACGGCCTACCAGGCCAACCAGGCGCGTCAGGCGAACCGCCAGGCGCGTGAGAACCAAGCTCTGCAGCTGCAGCAGCAAGAGCGTGATGCGGCTGCGATGCGCGAAGAGATCAACCGCCAGACCGCTGCCTACGGCCAGCAGGCTGCAGCACTCCAGACGCAGGCTGAGACCGCCCGGCAGGCCTTCCAGGCCAGCCAACTCCAGTATCAAGAGAACAAGCTCTCGATGGAGAACAAGGCCCGCGAGGTGCAGGCCGCTGCAGACGAAGAGCGTCGCAAGGCCGCGGCTGCTGAAGCGTCGGCCCTCAAGGCCCGGACACGAGGCGGCAGACGATCCCTGCTCTCGCAAGAGCGCCTCACGCCAGAGCTCGGGATCACCGGCCCGCAACTGGGCTCCGGGATGATGCTCTGATGGCCACCAGGCTGCCGCAGTTTGCGCAACGCGCTCTGCGTCGCAAGACCAGTGGCATCGACCGGTTGTCGACTCAATTCCGCAAGGACATCGAGGCGCTCACCGGCAAGCAGGAGTCTTCACTCGCTGCCTACCAAGCCGGCGTCAAAGAGCAGATGAAGCCCTTCGAGGCTGCCAAGGCTACCTACGAGACGGTGAGCTTCCCCGCGTATGAATCGCAGGTGGCGGCCTACAACGAACGGTTGAAGGCCTACGAGAGCGAGCTTGCAGCCGTGAAGGCGAGCCCGACGGTGACCAAGACTGGCTACTACCAGGAGCGGGTTCCGCGCTTTGGTCTGTTCGGCCTGGCGGGCTACACCACCGAGACCCGCAGCTACGAGTACGAAGAGCCGAAGCAACTTCCGACTTTCACTGAGAAGAAGCCGACGGCACCGGAGGCACCGACCGCTCCGAAAATTGCAGCGTTCGATACCAGCGCGTTTGAGACTGAGCGCAAGGGCCTGGAGTCTGGGCTGCAGCGTGAGCTCGGTGAGCGCCGCGCCGCCAGGCTGGCGGCAGTGAGTCGCAGGGGCTCGCGACCAATGTTGCAGGGGGCATGATGGAAAAGCAGGACAAGATGAAGGCCAAGGTCGCGAAGGTGATGCGCGAGTACAAGGCCGGCAAGTTGAAGAGCTCGAGCGGTGACAAGGTCACCAGCCGAGACCAGGCCGTGGCTATCGCGATGTCTGAGGCGGGGTACAAGAAGAAATGAAAGTCGAGATCGAGATCGAGTCGAACGGCAAGAACGGCGACGATGAGATGAAAGCCATGAAGCAGACGGCCTTCCAGAAGAAGGTTGCTCAGATGATGGCAAAGCGTGCCGGACGCAGTAAGCCCAACGAGCACGAAATGAAGATGGCGGCCGAGCTCGAGAGTGAGCTCGACGAATACGGATCGAAGAAATGAAAGAGGTCTGGGACAAAGCGCGACCGAAGGATCTGGGCGAGCCGAAGCAACTCTCGCCGATGCAGAAGAAGGCCGCGCAGATGATGGCCAAGAAAGCAGGACGGCCCTACCCCAACCTGGTCGACAACATGCGGGCAGCACAAAAAGGAAAGTGACATGGCGCAACTACCCTTCCCCACCACGCCAGACTCATGCGCGATCGGCGCGATTGCGATCACGCCTGCAGACAGCGACCTGGCGGCACCCGTGCGTGCGCTCTACGTTGGCGGCAGCGGAAACGTGAAGATCACCGACGCGCTCGGCAACGCAACCACCTTCAACGCCGTGCAGGCTGGATCAATCCTGCCGGTGACCGCGGTGCGGGTCTGGTCGACCGGTACGACCGCCACCAGCATCGTCGGTCTGGTGTGACGTGTTTCTCGGCATCAATCTCAGGCTAGGCCGGTTCGGTGGACTCGGCAACGGGATCGAATTCCCGGCGGTGCTGCAGCTGGAAGACGGCGGCGGCATCCTGCTTGAGGACGGTGGCTACATCCTCCTCGAGAGCACCGACTACCTGTCCTACAACGTCGAGCTCGAGGATGGCGGCAATGTGCTGCTAGAGGATTCGTCCTATCTGCTGTTTGAGAACGACGAATCGCTGTTTGACAACCTTGAGTTCGAGGACGGGTACGACGCCCTACTTGAGGATCTTGACCTTCTACTTTTGGAGAGTTAACCATGACTGACAAAGCCGTATCCGCACTCACGTCCCTGACGGGCTCCGGCACCGCGACTGGCGACCTGCTCTATATCGTTGACATCAGCGAGGCCGCAGCGGCTGATCGCAGCAAGAAGATCACCGCGCAGGAACTTCAGAACTACATGAAGAAGTTCCCCGCGACGATTGCGGTTGGAAACGCTACGCCTGCTGCGTCTGGGGCTGGAATTACGTTCCCTGCGACGGCGTCTGCATCGAGTGATGCGAACACGCTGGATGACTACGAAGAAGGAACAATTAGTTCCTTAAGTCTTCTTTTTGGCGGTAATAACACCGGCATGACAGGAACATTTACTGGCACCTACACCAAAATCGGGAACAAGGTTACGGTGCAAATCCGGGTTGAATTGACTGCAAAAGGGTCTTCTACTGGGGTTG